GATTTTAAGTCTAATAAGCCCATAATATTAAGTTTTTATTGTTCGGTTATAAATATATTAAGAAAAAGCTGTCTGTTGGTCTAATCCATCAGAATACACTGTTCTTTTTCCAAATTTGTCTGCTGTTAGTGTTACACCAGATATGTTTACTATTGGTTGGGAAGAAGCTCCGCCTCCACCACCAAATAAATTAGTTCCTATTGCAACTTGATCTGCTGAGGAGAAAGGTGTTAAGTCCACAGTACCTCTTGCTTTCTTTGTAATAATTGCATTTTGTATTGTTGCATCTTCTGCTGGTCCTAATGCCCTATCTATTAACACTCCGGCTCCTATTCCTGCTGCAACAGCTGCTAAGCCTACGAGGGGATTTGCAATTATTTTTGCTATAGCAGTTGCTTTTGTCAATCTACCTACTACTCCAACTAAACGAACAAATTGAGCTATTATTCCTGCTAACTGAATACCGGCTATTCCTGCTAATGCCCCATATACTACCCCGGCGTTTTCCATTGTTTTTATCAATATTTTTGCTATGTCTCCTAAAGGACCATCAGCTAATGATACAAGTGATTGTTGAACTTTTTCAATTAGTAAAGAAAATTCTTGTTGTAAAGAAAGAGCTCTTATATTTTGTGCTAAATCTTTATCACCCCTATCAAGTGCTTCTTTTTCTAGCTCAGCTAAATTTGCATTAGCATAAACTAAATCAGACATTTGATCTACACTCATTCCTAAGGCAGCGGCATATTTTCTTCTTTCTAAAGTATTTAATTTAGAAAATTCATACTCACCCCCTACATTTTTCATTATTTCAGAAGTTAATACTTCGTAATCACCTGTAAGGGCTGCTAATCTGGCTCTTTCTAAATTTAAATCTTTTCCTAAAAATAATTCAGCTTCTAATTCTGCTGAAATAGATGATTGAAAATCTAGTAAATTATTGGAAATACCTGCTAAATCTTGGAGAGTCATACCAAAAGATTTTGCTTTTGCTATTGCTTGAGATATATTTTCAATACTAAATCCTAATTGGGCTCTAATTTCACCTGTTACATTTGATGCTTCTTGTACAACTTTTAATCTATCTAATTCAAGGCCTGTTATTTTTTCTACAGCACCTACAGTAGCTACAGAATCATCCAATATATCGTTTACTGATTTTCCAGATTTTAAAGATTCAAAACCAAATCTTGCTTGTTGATCAGCTGACATTCCCAGTTGGGTTTCTAATAAACCAACTTGTTCTAGTAATTCATCACTAAAAGCTACATTAGCTGTTCCTAATGAGTTAAGAGCTTCAAATGCATTTACTATTGTAGTAGTATTTAAAGCTGTTTCACCTGAAAGGAGAGCTATGTTTCCTAATCTATTTCTTAAATCGTTTGCTTTATCTGCTGATAATCCTAAATTTCTTTGAAATTGAGTTGTTTGGTTACTTACATCAATTAACCCCGTTGTTAATATATCTACAGCACTAATAACTCCTGCTTCACCTATTCTTTCTGATGTGATTTGACCAAAATCTCCTTTTAATAGTTCTGCTAAAGCACCTGATTTATCTAATTTATTAGCCATATTAGATAAAATACCACCTGTTATTTTAAACAGGGATATAGATTTCATCTGGGCTTTGTTTTGATCTTCAAGAGCATCTAAAGAAGCATAAGCAAAATCAGCTTGTTCTTCTGCTTGTGCCACTAATTCTTCTTGTGCTTTTTTAGATAATTCTTGATTTTGTCTAATTGCTGCAGATGTTTGTACTAAACGGGCATCAAGTTTAATTCGAGCATTTTGTATATCTTTACTAGCATTTTGTCCCCTAAGGATTTTTGCCTGTATAGTTACATTATCTTCTAATTGTTTACCTAATTTTCTAAAACTACCTGTAATATCTTTTTCGGCTGATCTAGCTACTTGTTCACCTATATTATCTAATCCTTGCATAGATGCTATAGAATCTTCTATAGCGTCAGAAATTACTGCTGCCATAGATCTAAAAGCATCCTTTACAAATTCAGCGTTTTCAGCTTGTTCTCGTAAGAGCCTATTACTTCTTTCTAAATCGTCGTTATTAGCCATATTGTAATATTATACATGTATAAATATAAAAAAAAGAAAGGTATCATAGATACCTTTTACTTTTTAAAATTGTATGTAGACGAGGGGTTTATATTTGGCCTCGAAGGAGCAGGGGTTGTTTGATTACCCTTTTTAGCGTTTTCTACTTTTTCATTCTGTTCTTTATTATATTCACTAATTGAGTGAATATGAAATCTTCTTAACCAAATAGGCATATTATAAACTTCTGAGTGTTGAAACCCACCACCACCATGGAACACTAGAAAATGTATTTGGTCAAATAATAGTTTTCTATATTGTGGCGTCAGGCCAAAAAAAGTCGAGACCAACAGGAATATCTACTTTTGTAGTATCTCCCTCATTATCTTCATATTCAAAAGATAAATCTACGCTAGGTTGGATTTTGTTTACATATTTTCTAAATTCTCTTGCTTCTTTAGCTAAAAATCTATTATCTACAAAATTTCTAATAGTAGCTTTTTCATAATCACCATCCACAGATAAAATAATATATTTTAATCTAGTAGATAATTCTTTATTAGAATTTTTATCTATTTTTTTTAAACCCTCTAATTCTTTTTTCATTTCATTTTCATCTTTATGAGTTAAAAGTTTAAAAGTTAATTTGGTTTTAGATATTGGTAATGTGAATTCAAATTCATTTTTACCTTCTTCTATAGGTTCAGCAGATAAAGGTTTATCTTTAAGTGTAGATAAATCTACTGTGATTTCTTTACCTCTATAGATAAACGAATAATCTGATCCATAACCTAATACTCTAGCAGCTACCATAAGTGCATCTTTATCACCTATTAATAATTCGTTATAATCGATTTTTGAAATAATTAATGATTGTAGTAATTTATCTATTACAGTACCATTAGCTATAAGGTTTTGGTTGGTAAGAATATCTTCTTCTCTTGCGGTCATATATTTCATTTCGAGAATACCATCTTTTAGTGGAGATTCAGGAGAATAAAGTATGCCTTTTGAGGGTAATGTGACTTCTTCAGCCGGAAATTGAGTTTGTTGTTCCATAACGTTATTTAATTAAAACTAGTTCGGATATACATATATGTAAGGATAAGAAAAGCGCCAAAAAGGCGCTTTTTCTTTAATATAAATAAAATATTAGAAATTCAAAATAGCATAATCCATAACAATAGTCATTGAGATGTTTGCTGGTGAATCAGATGTCCAATCCATAGTTCCAAAGTTTGCATTCTGGCAATAAGCACCCTTTAAAATCCATTCTTCAACTACATCACCTACAGGACCTAGTGTTTGAATAGTGATATCTTTTTTATAGAAATCAGAATAACCATCTCTACCTGTAACTGACTCGTGTGACAAACGAACCCACTCCATTACTGCTTGAGCACCTGATGGTGTTACTGGATCGTAAAGTTCAGCTGTAACGTTATCCCAGTTAGCTTTTCCTTTGATTTTTCTTTTCACGTTGATGTGATCAAGAACTACTTCTCCAAAAGAAATACTTGGTCTATCGATTTTTTTAATAAGATATGCTGGAATGCCCTCAATTTCCATTAGAAACCTATTTTGTAACTTAGGTTCAAATGCTGTGAACATCATTTCGTTTGTTTGTAATATTGCCATTTTTTATTTATTTTATTGTTCTATTATAAATATAAGTTCTTTTCCTTTTTATGAATCAAATGTTGCTCCTGTTGGAAGAACATTAAAGTCAAGTACTATAAATTCAGCTGTTTTAGTTGGCTGTAAGTAAATCGCACCTACTAATTGATTTCTATCAATTACATCTGGTGTATTGTTACTACCATCCATTTGTACTCTAAAGGCATATAATCCTTGTTGTGACTGAATTGATTCTAGGTATGGATTAACAATATTTAAGAATCTTGTTCTAGTTCTAGCTGTATTTTGTTCAAATACTAAGAATTTAGATGAACTTGCAACAAATTTCTTAATTCTGATTAATAATCTACGAACATTAATTCTATCTAATGCTGTTGATCTTTCTTGTAGCGTTTTCTGACCCCAAATACAAACTCCTGTTTGTGGGAATGTTGCGATTGGGTTGATTTTAGCATCGTATAATACGTCTCTTTCAGCTTGGTTTAGTCTAATTTTAGCTTCTAGTACATTTCCTAATACACCTCTATTTAAACCTGCTGGTGCAAACCATTCAGCTCCTATATTATCAGAAGCAGCTATTGCTCCTGGTACTATTACTGATGGTGGAACCATTACTGGTACATTCGTTGAGCTATCTAGTACTTTAACCCATGGATAGTAAACTGCGGCGTAGTTGGTGTTTAAACCACTTGCTTGAGCAACTGCTTGATTTACTGAAGCGTCTTTATTAGCTAAATCCATTACAAAGAATGTATCGCCTCTTTTTTCAGCTAAATCAATACCAGCTGAAGTAACTAATGGGTGATATTCTTTAATAACACCAGGCATAGCTAGCATGTTAATATCGTACTCATCTTGGTTTGAAAGTATTTTAAGTGCTTTATTATATGCTTTAAAACCAGCAGCACTTGTTGAACTTAAATCAAATCCATATAAATTAGTTCCGCTTTGATAATTACCTGCTAATGAGCTTTCGTTTCCTACAAATATTGGAGTCCATGGTGCTACACCATCTGTACCTCCTTGGAAAGGAACTGTAAATTTAATCTGGTTGTTTGTTGGACCAGTTGCTCCTGTTGAATCGATTGAAGCACTTAATGAACCTAACCATAATGATGAGCTTGGATGACCTGAATAATTTTCAACATTAAACGCACCTGCTACATTTGATTCAGGTGAAGAAGGTAATGGTTTTATAAAGTTATAGTTATCAGATGATTTTTCATTTGATTTCCATCCTAAGTACCCACTTGCGTTATAAGTTCCATCTGTTCCTAATTGTTGTACTCCTTCATAAGAAGCTGAAGGTATAGTACAAGCTATATTTAAAGAAGCAGTTTTAAATGGATTATATACTGCTGCAAATCCCTTTGGTGAAATTTTAGGTGATAAAGCTTTTGAAGCTACAACATCTTTTACTTCTACTCTAATATAATTTGAAAGGTTTGGATAGTTTCCAAGTAATTC